TCATGGCTCCCCGTACCCAAAGCCTGAGGCAGAGGGGGGGTGTATTATCCGTAGGTCAGAGCCTTGTCCTGCCCGATTTTCTTCAGCAGCTTGTTCGTCTGAAGCGTGTTCTTCGCCATCTGCTCGGTCGCTTTCGCCGTCCGTTCCTGCGCACCGCCGCCGAGGAGAGCATCCAGGGCTTCCGAACTCCATGCTCCCATCGACTTCTCTCCGGCAGAGGAGATTTCCTGAATCTTGACCTCGGAGCGTTGCGTCTCCTCGGCGGCGGTTTCTGTCCGTTCGCGGATTTCTTCGACCCTATCAGCTTTCTCCGCAGCTTTCTGCTTGACCTCGTCCATCGCTTCCTGCCAGGCGGCACGGGCGCTGGCGATCTCCTCGGCGGCTCCGGTCAGAGCGTCCTGATACGCCTTCTGGTGTTCCAGAATCTCCTGCGTCTGTGCTTCATCCGCACTCGCGTTCGCTCTGTCCCATTCGTCGTTGATGCTCGCAAGCTCGGCCTTGCGCTGTGTGGAGGCCTGTGCCTTTGCGTTTTCCCTGGCGCTTTTCCGTTCATTGTATGCCTGTTCGACGCGGGCGATCTCGGCCTCGACTTCCTCGTCGGAGTCGAAGAAGCCCTTCGTCTTGATCCAGACTTTCTGGATTTCCAGCACGGTCTTTTCGAAGGCAGCGATGATGCCGTTCCAGATGAAAGCCCAGGCGTCCTGCATCGCATTGCCGATGGATTTTAGTCCGTAAAGCAAGCCGTACCAGAGGTTGTTTCCGAGCTTCAGAATTGAGTACACGATGACGGTCCAGCTGTCCGCAAGGAACATCTTCAAGCCCGCCCACGCCTTCTTCAGCGGCTGGAGCCCGGTCAGCCAGGCGAGCTTCAGAGCGGCGAGGCCGACTCTGGCTGCTCCGGCGAGGTCGCCGGACATGAAGGCGGTCTTGATGGCTCCCCACGTCTCCCCGGCAATGTCCCGGATTGAGGTGAACGCGCCCGTAACGTCTTCGGCAAGCTCGCTTGCTTCGGCTTTGCAGGCCCCCCATGCTCCCGTCAGCTCCCAGACAACGGCAATCACGGCGGCCAATGCCGCACCGATCAGGAAAGCCGGGGACGTGATCGCCGCCCACATCGCAAGAGCAATAACCTTGGTGGCGACCATTGCCGTCTGCAGGAGTCCGAACAATCCGATCAACCCCTGGATAGCGACCATTGGAGCAAGGACCGCTGCTTTCAGGAGGAAGAATACTGTTGAAAGCAGACCGACGCCGACAGCCATCGCTTTGATGGCGAGTCCTGCGGCGATCATGCCGACGCCGACCGCAGCAATCCCGGCGACGACCTTGACAGCCATGATGACCACTTCCTTATGCGCCACGATCCACTCGGCGACCACATTCAGCGTGGAAGATAGCCGCTTTACATAAGGATTGAGAGCCTCGCCGATGACCCGCCCGATGGCGATTTGGCAGCCCTCAATCGCGCTCATCATGATTCGGAATGCACCGCCGATCCCTGCATCCATCTCTGCTGCCGTCTGGTCGGCGACCCCGCCGACGTTTTTCAGCCTCGAAATGAACTCGTCCAACTGCTGGACGTTCCCGCCGAGCTGAAGCCCAGCAAGCGAGCCGCGCAGATCAAAGATCTCCTCGGCAAACCCCAAGCGTTGGGCTGTCGGGAGCTTGTTCATGTACTTCGCGATGTCGGCGATGATATCCGGCATCGACCTCAGATTCCCGTTGGCGTCCGTGGTGGCAACTCCGATTGCTTTCAGCTTGTCCTGCACCTTCGTCTTCGCGAACTGCGAATAGGATTTTCGCAGGGCAGTGCCAGCCAAGCTTCCCTTAATGCCCATGTTCGCCAAGACGCCGAGAGCGCCGGAGACATTCACGATGTTGTCGTTCGCGGCCGCCGCCTGCGGTCCCGCCATTTTCAGTCCCTCGGCGAGGTCGGTCAACGTCTGCGCCGATCCGTTGGCCGTGGCAGTCAGGATGTCGGCCACGTTCGCCATTTTCGAGGTATCGAGCCCGAACACACGCATGTTGTTGGAGGCGATCTCCGCTGCCGCTCCGAGCTCGGTTCCGGTCGCACGGGCGAGGCTCAGGACGGCGGGGACAGCGGACAGAATCTCGGCCGGCTTCAAGCCCATGCGTCCCATAGCCGTCATACCCTCGGCCACCTCTTTCGCCGTGTAGGATGTCTCGCGTCCGAGTTTCTCGGCAGCATCGGTCAGTCTTTTGAACTCTCCCTCGGTCGCGCCGGACACTGCTTTGACCATGCGCATAGCATCATCGAAGTCGGCGAACGTCTTCGTGGCGAACGCCATCGGAGCCGCCAGAACCCCGGAGACGGCGAGCATGTTCTTGCCGATACCCGTCAAGGCAGACCCGAAGCTTTTAATCTTCTGCTGGGCTTGCTTCAATCCCCGTTCAAGCTTCGTCTGATCCAGGAGGATTTCGACGTATGCGCGTCCCGCTTTCACTTCGCCTGTTGCCGTGCTCATGTTGTTCCTTTCCTGTTCTGCACATTGAATCATGCCATTCTGCCTAATCCGGCCTCAGGATTGTGCAGAATCCTGTTTGCACCAGATATCCCGCAGGATGCTGACTGGCGCCTTTGTTCGTTTTTGCAGATTGTACGGATTGAAGTCGCTCGGCTTCACGGTCCTGCTCTTCTTCGGGTCACGAAGAACATTGGCAATCAGAGCCATCAAGGACGCTGTCTGCCCCCACTCGAACCTTCCGCGGGCTTCCGTCATGCGGACGAGTTCGCGGAGAGTGAATCCGTTCGGGTCTATTCCACAGATGCCTGCACAGTCCCAGATGAGCCGGTCAACTGCTCCAGCGTGGAGACCACCCGGCTCTCGAACTCGCCGTTCAGCTCGGCTTCCAGTTTCCTCCTTGCGGCTTCGCTGAACTTGCGGCTGGCAGAGAGAATCTTCCGCATCACGAGCCGCTTCGCCTCCGGGAAAAAATCGATGACTTCCTCCAGGAGAGCCGTGGTTGCGTGTTCAATGACGTCGCCGGCCATAGCCTCGCCGAAGTCCTCGTCCGAGACGCCGAGTTTATCTGCCTGCGGCTTGCAGATGGCGTACAGCACATCCACGAGCAGGACAGGGTCGGACGAAAGACGTTCGAGGAGTTCAGCGGAGGGCTTGTTGTTCTTGTCGAGTTCCACAATGGAGTTGAGGTCGACCCTGCACAGAGCCCGAACACGTTTGACTGTCGCCACGGTCACTTCAAGTGTCCACGTGCGCCCCTTATTGTCGGTAAAGGATTTCATTGTTCACCTCACACCCAGACCGGAGCCCGGTCGGAAGCAGTCGGCTTTGCAGTGACCTTGACGGTGACGGCTTCTTCCAGAGGCTGATCCACGGTGAAGCCGGTGACCGAGAAGTCGGCATCGAGTCCGTGCGCCGTGGTATCGCCGTCCGTCACGAAGAGCGAGATCGGCGTGTTCGAGAAATACGCCTCCTTGAACGCGATAAAGTCTTCGTCCTCGGTATCGTAGAGGATCGTGATTTCGAGCGAGGCTTCTTTGAGGGTGGCGACGCTCAGTTTCCAGCCCTTTGCTTTTCGCGTGGTGACATCGGCCTCGCCGGACTCCAGGCTGAGGGAAACGTCCTTGACGTTGGTGACCTCAATCGTCCCCTGGGTCCCGGCAGTGCCGCGGAACAGTTTTGCATCAAGACCGAGTTTAATGGCCATAGATAGATACCTTTCATTGTTTTTTGACCGCATCCTCCCACAGCTTCGGGAGCTGAGGCGCGGTCTTGTTCAAAGTCGGTCCCATTAGGGGACGTTTTGGGTAGCGGCGTCTACGATATATTCCGCCGAATTCATGGGCGGTCATGGACACGCCGATGAACTTCTTCGCGGGGCCGATAACCACGCTCATCCGGCTTTTATCCACGCCGAACAGAATCGAGCGTTTCAGCAGCCCGCGCCTGCTGTGCGGAGGCGTACCTTTTTCCGAGGCGCGTTTCGACTTATGAACGGCATTCCGTGCCGATTTCCGAACGTAAGCACCAGCCCTCCGCAGGGAAGCATAATTTGCCTTGCTGACTGCCCCCAGAAGCAGCCTCGAATCGAACTCGAAGCGCATTTTTACGGACATTTTGACATAAATCTTTGATTTTTTGCTGGAAAATAACTTTTTCCGCTTGACATGAGCAGGGAGCGAGGTTATATTTGTAGTAACCCTTAACCTCAACCCTATGGAGGAGTGTTTAATATGAAACACAGCTTCTACGACGTCAAAACGAAAAAGAAAGTCCAGGCCGAAGTCACGAAAGCCGTCAAGTACGGCAAGGGAACGATGACCCGCTATGCGTTCAAGGCCCTCACGAAGGACGGCCGCAATCTGACCGCGTTTGTTAGCAAAGCCGATTGGGACAAGTTCAAAAAGTGATCTGATCCCATCAGCCTCTTATGAGTTGCTCGACGCTCTGGTTTTCCCAGGGCGTCTTTTTTTCAGAGTTCCTGCCGTCTGCAAGTGTCGCGAAAAACGAGCTCGATCACGCTCGTGAACTGGTGGCGTTCCCTGAGGTCGTCAGCGGAATAGATCGGGTTGAAGCCGACCGCCACGCACTTCGCACCGCAGAATTCTTTGTTCAGGAAGCTCATTCCGAGCTTCTCGACGGTCGCCAGAAGCTCGTCCAGCTCCTCGTCCTTCGCCCGCTTCATGAAGCCGATCTGGAGTTTGACCGTGCGTTCCTTGAGCGCCCGCGTGATGTTTTTGTAGGATAATTCGACGGGGACGACCACGACCTTCAATTCTTCAAGCTCGCGAAGCGTGAATTCGGGGGCAAGCGCAGGTTTCGCATGCCAGTCATCAAGGCTGGCGGCAACCGCCTCGCTCAAAACCAGGCAATCCATATTGTCGATCATCTCCGCATCAGCTCCATTACGATGTTTCCGATTGCGGCAAGCAGGGCAATCAGAGCCGCGCCGAGCGTGGACATCATCATCTTTTGCAGGTCTGCTGCAGGTTTGCA